CAATATCGGGTGTATAAAGTGCGTGCCCAACTTCATGTCCGACCAGCATATCGTAAACACTATTGCTTGCTTTTTCCCACATTGGCAACGTCAGCACACGAGTATGAACGTTGAATTGTGCGGTCTCAACACGCTTGTGCTCCACCACAAGGTCCTCGGTGGCAAGGAGTTTGGCAAGTTGAGATTTGATTTCGTGGCGGACGGTCATTGCTCTGTTGCGTATGAACGTATTATACAAAAGAACCCCGCCTTTTGGGCGAGGTCATGTGACGCTTTTTGAACTGGCGAAGTGCTTCACGCCGTGCTCTCATTGCTTGTGGTTTAAGTTTTCGTTTTTGGTCCTTCTTGGAGTGGTGTTGCCAATTTGGAGTATTCATTGACCCAAAGAATTTATTTAGATCATACGCGAGAATCCCTTGACTTTCTCGAAGCGTGTGACACTTTCAAATTTGTCCTCAAGACCTGTTTTGTGTGAGATCACAAAGATGTTAGCATCCTTAATCACATATCTAATGATTTTAAGAAATTCATCCGTCCCAAATCCATCAAGTGAAGAATCAAACACTTCATCCATAATCAGCAGGTTGGTATTTACCGAATTTTTAACTCTGGCGACTTCCCTCCAAGTAAAAAGTAATGCCAGGTCGATTCTCATCTTTTCACCTTCACTAAAGGAACTGTAAGAAAAGTCTTCGTGAATGGGTGATTCTACAGTCTCATTAAATTCTCCATCAAGTTTAAAGTTGATGAAGAAGTCCATCATCTGCAAATAACGATTAACCTGCTGGTTTATGAACGGAAGATACTTCTTAATTATCTTCGTTTTAACGCCATCGTCCTTAAGTAAGGAATAGGCAAAATCGTAATGAACGATTTCTTGTTTTTTCTCTGAAAGATCTTCTATTGTTTTTTGGAGATTTGTTTTAAATTCGTCTAGTTTCTCATGTTCAGAATTTCGGTTTGCAAGGTTCTCGGTAATAGTTTGAATTTCATTTTCAAGATCTCTGATTTGTCTCTGGTTGAGGGAAATCCGAGTATTGTTTTGAGAAATGCCATGCGTTAGTTTCGTAATCTCCTTGGAAAGGGCATTGAATTGACGCTCTCGATCCTGTTCGAACTTTATTGTTTTCTCAAGTTCTTCATAACCATCCTTAAGTTCCTTTGCCTTATTTTGAGCGTCGCTAATTCTATTTAACCGAAACTCTTCCTCAATACTTTGAGTACAGGTGGGGCATACCGTATTTTCTGTGAAAAACTTATGTTCTTTGGTAATTGTACTTACCTTTTGAGAGATTTTACCCTTAAGGTTATTAAGTTTTACTAACTTATTACCAGCATCCGTAAGTTCTTCTTGTTTTTTTGTAAGAGAATCGATTTTTTCTTCCGTTACCGAATTCTCATCCATATAAACACCAACCTCTTTATCCAAATTGGTAATCTTATTCTTATTGGCATTTATATTGGCATTTCCACGACTCTCAAGTTCATCGATGAAATTTTGTTGCATATTCATCTTATCTTTTAGATTACTCTTCTTGAGGTCCAAAGATTTAGTCTGATCTTTCTTCTCCCGAAGTTTATCTTTAATCAGATTACTCATTGCAGAGAAGATGCGAATATCCAAAAGATCTTCAATCACTTCACGACGATTAGCAGTCGTCAACTGCATGAAAGGCACAAAAGTACTGCTACCCAGAATCACAATTTGGGTAAAAGACTTATAGTTTAGTTTGAGAATACTTTCTTCCAGAACCCTTTGATTTGCACGATCATCTGCCTGCTTATGCAAAGGATTTCCATTGACTTCAATATCAAATACATTCGGTTTGATTCCACGACGAATCAAATAATCACGACTATTGACACTAAACTCCAACTCAACCATACACTCTCGTTCATTGGTTGTGTTGACTAGTTGTGGTTTATTAATCTTGCGAAATGGTTTATTAAACAGAACAAAAGTCAGTGCATCCAGAATCGTGGATTTACCTGCACCATTCGTACCAATGATTAAATTTGTGTGATGTTCTTGAAAGTCAACTTCAGTAAATTGGTTTCCGGTAGAAAGAAAATTTTTCCAACGGATCTTTTTAAAGGTAATCATGTAATGGGTGTAGGTGGAATAACAATATCGTTAGGAGTAATCACGGTATATTTGTAATTATAAGCCTTACACGTTTTTATTGCAAGTGAATCGTCAACTTCTATAACTTCCATCTCCTTCTCATAATCTGGATCCTCTTCCAGCATCATTGCATATCTTGCCGCATCATCTTCCTCCTCAAAGAGAAAAAGAACTTTGTCACCATACTTATCCTGAACGGCATATGCTCCATCATCCTTTCTGTCTTTGAGAGTGAGAAGGTACATTATTCTACCTCGCAAGCTTGTTTATAGAGATCTTGAAATATATTTTTGATTATGTTCTTATCAAATTCAACTTCTGCTTCTTCAATATAGCGATTCAAAATAGAGAGCGTGTTCTCATCTTCTTCGATTTCAAAATCTTCATTCTCTTGGATTTCAAAATTTTCAACAATTTTTAAATCATGGACTCCAACAGAATAAAGTTTATCAATAAACTTCTCAAAAGATTTTGGATCTGTCTTTTTACGAACGATTACCTTAACAATCTTATTTTCATACTCCGTAGCATCAAACATTTGATGTGGAGTGTCTTCATAGTAAATGTTATAGAATAATTTATATGGATTGTTAATTTGAGTGAGTTCTAATGTGTCCGTATCGAAAATATGAAACCCACGCTTATCATTTACATCATTCCAGAACATCTCATAAGGATTGCCTAGGTAGAAGATTTTGCCGTCATCCGATCGAGTGTGATAGTGTCCCGAGAAGACATGACTGAACTTCTCAAATAGTTCGCAGTCCATACCGTCTTCCATGACGTGCCCGCGATGAGCTCTGAATCCGTTGAGTTCAAGGTGCCCCATCGCACATACGCTACGTGAAGCTTTAATAGATGCGACAGTATCTTGATAATTTTCTGCATTAATCCAAGGAATAAAAAGTATATTTAATCCACCAATCTTAATTTCACTTACGCTACTGTAAGTTTTAATATTGGAGTAAGTTTGTAAAAGAAGTTCTGGTGAGTTGACATCATTGGTATTTTTGTAATAACAATCATGATTACCGATAATCATATGAGTCTCATACTTGGAAAGAGGATCGAATACGACTCTCTTCGCCCACTCTAGCGATTGATAATCAATTGATTTGCGACTATCAAAAGCATCACCCATGTGAATCACTGCTTCTACGTTGTGCTCTTCAAGAGAAGGAAAGAAAACATTTTTGTAAAATTGTTCGAAATAATCGTGTAAATGTTTTGATCCCTTTCGAGCACCGTAGTGAGTGTCCGTAATGATGGCAACCTTCATCAGCGATTCTTGTATTGGATATTATCTTTGATACTATTATAGTCTGAACTATGCCCCGAAAGCAAGCTATCATCAACCATCATGACTTCATCAAAACCAGTGCGTTCGATGATCTTTGTTTTAATATCCAGTTGCTTCTTCTCTTTCTGAATTCGACGTAGAAAGGCGTAGTGAATAATCTGCGTAAAGTAAGCAAACGGATTCTTTGACTTCTCTGGATCGAAATTGTGAATGTATTGAACGCAATTTTCGATTCCATCAGAAATCATGTCCTCGCGGAACATATAATTGACAAAATTCGGTTTATAAGAAAGGTGAGTTGCAATCTTCAGAAAGCAATCCCCAAGATAATTTGTAATCGGTGGTTTTCCTTCCCAGTGCTTTGAGCGATCTTCTTTCAGGGGAGGACGACCATTTCTTTTAATGAAATCTGCTTCTACTTTAGATCTATAAACAATCAGTGCTTCTAGCAACTCTTTGTTATTGACGTAATGTTCTGTCTTCTTTTTAGGCATAGCATTTTTTTCATAAAATAAAGTTATAAGTATTATACCACACTTTCAGGACTTGACAACATGATGAATTATGAGTAGAATACCTTTGTTAGGGTTGAAGAGACAGCTTTAGCTTTCTTTAGTATCTTCTATATTATTATAGAGATTCTCTAGAGATTTCCTTGCTTCCTCTACCGATGAAACATAACCAATTGTAGTAGAGATGTCTACTTGATGAGAATCTTCAATAGTTTCATCACCTTCCCCTTCCAAGTATTTGGTGTATATATCGATTAACTTATTATCTTTAGATTCAGTCATAGTAACGACTTTGTCATATCTAATTACAAAAATATCATCGGTAGAGAGTTCTATCCATGGTTTAATTTTTATAATAGTATTTCCGTTATGGTGAAAAGTTTTTATCACCACGGGACTTTGTAAGATAATAACCGGATCATCATTATTTTCATCAATAGAAACTAATGAAAATATTTCCTCACCTGTTGTAAGTTTTATAATAGAGTAAAACTCTTCTCCCATTAGTTCTTTAGCGGTATGTTTACAATATCGTAGTTAAAATTCTCTTCGTTATAAACTTTAATTCTTTCTATTAGATGATTAAGTGTGTAGTTTCTCCTGGTCTTGTAGGAAATGTCGTCAGCAATGTCATAGAGAGTTGCCTTTGTCTTGTTATTTCCTTTCCTGAGCACGCGACCAATAGATTGGAGATTCCGAATTCTAGATTTGGATGGAGAAGCAAAAATAACATTATGGAGATTCTTAATGTTAATTCCTGTACTGAATGTTCCGTATGAAGCGACGATAATCGCGTTGTTTTCTTTTTCAGTGATTTCTCTTACTTTTTCTCGATCCTCTGTTGCCACACCTCCATGTACGAAGAATACATGACGATCCTCTACACTACCATTATTTATTAATTCGAATAGTGGTTGACCGTGTCCTTCAACTCTGGAGAAAAGAATTAAAGTATTTCCTTTTAAATCAAGAGCAAGATTTCTGATAAACTTATTGCGTCTTTCGTGATTAATAATATACTGAACTTCGTCTTCAAACGTTTCAAACTTATGTGCTGGGTGTTTCAATAGAAGCACATTGATATCCAATGTGGCAACGTGTCCCTTTGCCATCAATTCTTCTGTTCTGATGATCTTATAAGATGGACCAAAGAGACCTTCCAGTACCCATTTGTGAGTTTGTGTCCCGTCTAAAGTACCGGTGAAACCGTAACGATACTTTGCATCCGAGAGTTTTGACATTATAGATATTAATGACTTACTTTTGAACTGGTGTGCCTCATCCCCAACAACAACATTAAAACGTTCAAAATACTTTCGGGGGAGTTTGTAGATGGACTGCCAGGTAGTGATTATCACTTGGGAATCAGTTTCCCTTTCTCTACCAGCGTATATTTTGTGGCAATATGAACCTACATCCCAACCATAGTCTGCAAAATCTTTATACATCTGTTCTACTAGGGAAGTCGTCGGAACGACTATCAGAGTATTTCGTCCTCTCTCAACGTGATATCTCACAATCGAGTATATCATCAGAGACTTTCCAGAAG